GTATCCGTTCGGCCAACCGCACGGCGAAGGTGCTCGAAGCGATGGAAAAGCGTCGTATGCCCAATGAGCGCATGGCTTATGAACTCAAATACTTTGGCGCAAGCACGGGACGTTGGTCCGGAGGCGGCGGCTTGAACCTCCAAAACCTGAACCGTAAGAGCAACGAAGGAGTCGATCTACGCCAAGCCATTATCCCACCGGCTGGGCATGTCCTCGGCGTTCTGGATTACAGTCAGATCGAAAACCGGGTCTTGCTCTACCTGGCGGGGGACGTTGATGCATTGGATCAGTTCCAGAACAATCGGGATGCGGACGCTTACGAGATCCACGCTCGTCGAACGATGGGCTATGGCCGGCAGGAATCACTCAAAGACTACTGCGATCAGAGTGGATCCAATCTGCGGCAACTGGCCAAGGCGCGTGTTCTCGGGCTCGGTTTTGGCTGCGGATGGCGAAAGTTTATCGAAGTGGCCCGTGTGATGGCTGGGTTGGAACTTAGCGAAAACGGTTCCAAAACAGTCGTCGAGGAATTTCGCAGATCCAATCCATTGATCGTCGGACTCTGGGGGCGATTGCACGACGCCTGTTCCGCCCGTCATGGAGGGCACTACGCGCTGCCGCTTCCCTGCATGCAGCAGAACGCTACGCTTAAACGCTACCTTTTTTACCGCGATGTCTGCGTCCGGGATAAGGACATCATCGTGACCGTCGGCGGCGACCGGGTTAAAGTTTACGGAGGTCTGATTGCTGAAAATTGGACTCAAGCAACGGCTCGCGACGTTTTGGCTTTGGCCTGGATTCGTTGTTCGCAAGCCGGGTTTGTCCCCGTGCTTAGCGTGCATGACGAACTGGTTTTTGAACTCCCGCAATCAACTGCCGAACAGGACCTCGGCAAGATCATTTCCATCATGGAACAACCTTTACCCTGGGCTCCTCACCTCCCTCTGAAGGTCGAAGGGAAGCTCATGGATCACTACACCAAATAACCTTTATGGCAATACTTTACCCGTTTTCAAACTTAACGGCTGAACGCCTTAAAACGATCCCAAGCCCCGGTGGCACTCACCGCTGGTTGGCCCATATCGCAAGCGGATTAAACCGCACCTTGTCGGCTGAAAAATGCGCAGCCTTTCTACGTCGGTGCTGTGATGCATTTGTCCATCATCGCCCGGTTCCGGATAGCGAGATCGAGGGGGCAATTCAGCTTGCCTACGGATCGCATGCGAAGGTCCAGCACAACTTTGGGCGGCGACCCGTCGAGTGGCCCGAGCCGGACTTGTCGATTATCACAAAAGTCCTTTCGGACGTTACGCCTCGATTTGACCCTGTGCTTGATACTGGCCTCAAAGCGCATGACGTGCTTTCGAAACTTTTCCTTCCCGGGGAACTTGTCTGCTCCGGCCGAGTTGCAGAACAGGCCATCGTGCGTCCGCTTGAAGAAACTCTCCACGACGCCCAGTGGTCTCAGTTCATCGTTCTTAATCCGATGCGCCAACGAACCGGAGTCAACAACCAGGGCAAACCATCGGCACGTTGTCAGAACAACACCGCCATGCGTCGTTACCTGGTTGCCGAGTTTGATTCTCCCAACTTGAGCAAAGAACAACAGGCGCAGTTGATCACCAAACTGTCCACCTTCGCCCCTCTGGTGATGGTGGTTGATTCCGGAGGCAAGAGTCTTCACGGGTGGTTTCAAGTCGATCGTTACAACGCCAAAGACCAGGTGCGGTTCTTCTGCCTGGCCTGCCTCCTGGGGGCTGATCCGACGCGCTGGGACATCTGTGGATGGCTTCGCATGCCTGGCGGTATGAGGGCGGTTGAAGGACGCCCATCAGTTCGTCAGCGTATCCTCTTTTTCCAACAGGAGGTGCCCCGTGGCTGATGCATTACCCCTGGAAATTCTGATGGCAGAGTTCTTGCCCGACGATTGGCATGAACGGATTGAAGAACAAGTTAAAAAAGTCAAACTGGTTCCGTCAGCAAAGAAGCTACGTGCCTTTACCACTCGGAAGCAGGAGGACAATCCCAATGAGCTGATCGAGCACCGATTCCTCTACCGCGGTGGCGTCTGCCTACTGCTCGGACCAACGGGCATCGGGAAGTCATCCCTGCTCATGCAACTGGCAATCAACTTCTCCGTCGGTAAGCCACTCTTCGGCATTACGCCTGGAAGCACTTACCGTAAAGCTGGGATGAACATTCTCCTGGTCCAGGCAGAGAACGATGATGACGACCTGACCGAAATGCGGGACGGTGTCTTTGCCGGTTGTGAACTCAACGAGGAGGAAGCCGATCGGGCATTGGATCAAATCACCGTCAGCACGATCAACGATAAGAGTAGCGACGGCTTTGCTCTCGCGCTGGATGGACTCCTGGACGAATACGGACCTTTTGATCTGGTCATGATTGATCCGGCCTTCGCCTACCTCGGTGGAGATAGCAACAGCCAGAAGGAAGTCAGCCATTTCATGCGAGAGCTGCTAAACCCACTCCTCCAGCGTTACAAGGTTGGGTTGATCCTCGCCCACCACACGAACAAACCGCTTCGGGGAAAAGAGAAGGATAACTGGGCCGCCGGAGACTACGCCTACCTGGGCGCAGGATCGGCAGAGTGGATCAATCCAGCCCGAGCAGCCCTTGCCCTTCGCTCTATTGGTTCGGATACCGTTTTCGAACTGCGGGCTCCCAAACGTGGCAAGCGGCTTGGTTGGAAAGACGACAATGATCAATCCACGGTCACGCAGTTGATTGCCCATCACCGTGAGCAAGGCGTCATCTGTTGGCGTGTTGCCGAGGCCTCTGAGGTCGAGGAAATAGCCTCGGAGGATAAGGACGCCGGTCGGCGTCGTAGCTGCGATCTGACGGAGATCCTTCATTGCATTGAGACCAACCCCAACGAGAACCAGGGGTTTTACAAGGAGCTGGCCAGCGAGGCCATGGGATGCTCCCAGCAGGCGGTTCAAAGAGCCATCCAACATTGCCTTCAGGAGGGGTGGGTTCGCTTCAAAGAACAGGGTCGAAATCGACTCTATCGGATCACAAAAAAGGGCCAAAAAAAGGCCTCAGAACGCCCAAATGCCCATGATTGGAAAAATGAATGAATCGAAATTGGTTTTAAGCGATTCGATTCTTGCGAAAGACGCACAACATTAACTGCTAATACATGAAAAAATCCTTCAACATAATCACCTCTGATTCATATGAATCGAATCACCGCCCCCTAAAGGGGGGGCGTTTGATTCGATTCTATTCGGGCGATGCCGATTTTACGTCGGCCTTAAACGTGGGAGGTTGGCTGTGAGTTTGTCACCCACGCAACGTACGCTTCGAGCTCTACGGGAGCAAGGCTTGATTTGCGCTATCGTCGAAAAATGGAATCCCTACGGAGGGCCTCACGGCATCAGGCAGGATCTCTTCGGCATCATCGATGTCCTGGCCCTGGATCCGCAACGTGGCGTCGTCGGCGTCCAGTCAACGGGCAACGACTTCGCCGGTCATATGCGCAAGCTGACTCAAGAACGAGCCCAGGAATGCCTGGACTGGCTTTCGACTCCTGGGGCCGTGCTCGAACTCTGGGCATGGCGCAAGGTCAAGGCCAAGCGAGGGGGCAAGCTCCTGCTCTGGCGTCCTCGTGTCGCCATTCTGCAAGTATCGGATTTCAAGCCTGAGGAAGGAGGGGCAATAGCATGAGCAACGAATTTCACGACGATTGGATTCCGGACAATGTTGACCCGCTTGACGCACCGGATCAGGACTTCGACTGGGACAAGCTGTACGAACATCTGAACGAAGGCGTAAAAGGCCCGCAAACCGATCCAGAATTGGCTCAGGCTGTCGTTCGGCTCCTGCACCTGCTCCTACCGCCCAAGACAGGGCAAAGGCTTCAGGCGAAGAGTCTGGGGCTCCGCTTGATCGCCTTGGCTTGGTTGCTCAATCCTGGCTACTTCGAGGGGAGTCCATCGCTGAGGACCTTGGCCAAGCGTTGCGGGATTCGTCTGGCATCTCTGGCGAACTACACGGGGCACTACAGTCGCTTGCTCAGATGGCGTAACCGGGCGCAGATCCATGCATGGAACTGGTGTCCCAGACGCCGTCCACGTCACCGAGGACGGAAGTTGCAACGAAGGGTGAAGCGTAACGTTCGGAAGTTAGGAAAAGGGGCGAATACCAAGCCTGGATCGGGGATCGACGGGGGCAAAGAAAGTAAGGCGTAACGTTTCCCTTTCAGTGTAGAAGCGAGCAATCGATCCAATGAAAAAGCGCAACAACAAGCAACGAACCAGGCAGCAAGATGACCGGAAAAACGACTCGTTCCAAAAAGGAATCTTTTACATAACCCGTTGATGCAGAGGTTGGAATTCACACCTGGAAACACGCATGAGCACATCCAAACCAAAAAAACGCGCAGCAGTTCCGCTAAATTCGCAAAAACCCCAGATAAATTGCGCTTTTGACGAGGTCGTTCCGCTCGAAAAAATCGTTCCAAATCCACGGAATCCGAACCAGCACCCGCCATCGCAAGTCGCGCTTCTTGCGAAGGTGATCGCCCACCAGGGATGGCGTTCGCCGATTGTCGTTTCCCGTCGCTCGGGTTTCATCGTCTCCGGCCACGGACGCTTTGAAGCGGCCAAGGCTTTGGGGCTGTCCCAAGTGCCGGTCGATTACCAGGACTTCAAAACCGACGCTGACGAATGGGCGCACTTGGTCGCCGACAACCGGATTGCCGAGCTTGCCGAAGTCGATGCCAACGGAATTCGAGAACTACTTTCCGAACTCAAAGCCGAGGACTTCGATTTGGATCTGGCGGGCTTCGATGTGAGCGCCTTGGAAGTCCTCCTGGCCGAACCGCAAGAGCCCGAGCCCCCAGAGGATTTCAAACCAGTCGATGAGGATCTGCCGACCGAGTATCAATGCCCCAAATGCCAGTATCGCTGGAGCGGTAAACCTGCGTGAGTAACCCATGTTCGAAGGATCAACTAACAGCCTTGCGTCATGCCATTGATGGTATCGATGAGGCAATCTGTGGTTTGCTCGCCACAAGGATCGCCCTCTCGCATCAAGCCCAAGAACTCAAACTTCGATCCCGAATTCCTACCCATGACCTCAATCGTGAAATCGAAATCCAACAACGATACGAACGACGTTGGTGCGGGGCTTCGACCGTTGCCCGCTCCATCCTGAACCTCTGCCGTGAAGACTGACAAACCGCCATACCGCGTGCCATCGATGAAGGAGATAGCCCAGATCCCAGATAACGGACTGAGGCTTGTTTCCACGTTCAGTGGTTGCGGTGGATCGTGTCTTGGCTACCGCATAGCGGGGTTTCGTGTTCTTTGGGCCAACGAGTTCATCCCTGCCGGGGCTGAGGTTTACCGCGCCAACAATCCGACGACGCACCTCGACACTCGGGACATCCGGAAGGTTCAGCCCGAGGAGATACTTGAGACCATAGGATTGCAAAAGGGAGAACTTGATTGCCTAGAGGGTAGTCCCCCATGCGCTTCCTTCTCCACGGCAGGTAAACGACACAAGCACTGGGGAAAAGCTAAACGCTACTCGGACACTGTCCAGCGCACCGATGATCTATTCTTCGAGTTCGCGCGATTGCTGGAGGGGCTACAACCCAAGGTTTTCACGGCTGAGAACGTCAGTGGTTTGGTCAAAGGGGTTGCCAAGGGCTACTTCCTTGAAATTCTGGCCAAGCTCAAATCCTGCGGCTACTGCGTTGGGTGCAAGGTGCTCGACGCCCAATGGCTGGGTGTTCCGCAGGCACGGCAACGAACGATCTTTGTCGGCGTTCGGGAAGACTTGGTTCAAGAGCCAGTTTTTCCAAAACCACTACCATACCGCTACAGTTTGAAGGATGCGCTTCCCTGGATTGTTCGTGGCAAATACGGGCCGACCTGGAAGCAGGCCGACATCCCCAGTCCGACGGTCAACGCGCACGGCTCCTACAATCCGGAGACCAGCCACCAAGGTTTGGAGTTAGTCGAGGCCCGGATCATGGGAGGCACCGGTGCTCCTTTCGATCACAAGGGGCAAGCTTTTGATCTGAATCAACCATCACCTACGATTCTCGGGACCAAGCCGAATCAGTTCGAGGTCGACATGGGCCGCTTTGCCATCGGTCGGGAGTGGGACAAACTGAAACCCGGAGAGGCTTCGGGCAAATACTTCAACTTGGTTCGACCGCATCCCGATCATCCTTGCCCGACCATTTGCGCAAGCCACGGCCATCCCGGTGTTGCCAGTGTCACCCATCCAACCGAAAAGCGGAAGCTCACCATCGACGAGTTAAAACGCATATGTGCATTTCCGGATGATTTTGTTTTAAGCGGAAGCTACTCCCAACAGTGGGAACGACTCGGGAGGGCAGTTCCTCCGATCATGTCCTATCACATCGCACGAACCATACGAGATGAAATCTTCAACCTTTGACATCCCAAAACACTGGAGCTTCCGAAGCAAATCGGTAGCCAGGCACTTTGACCATCATGTCAGGACAAGCCTACCGTGGTATGATCTCGCCACGAACGCAGTTGCACACTTCGCCAGGCACTACATTCCGCACAATGGCGTTGTCTATGACATCGGGGCATCGACCGGGAACATCGGCCACGCGATCAAGGAAACCTTGGTTCAACGTCATGCGCAGTTCTTTGCCATCGAGGAGAGTCCGGAAATGGCTGAACGCTACGACGGACCACCACAACTTGTCGTCGCCGATGCGGTGGCGCATGAGTTCAAGCCCTTTGACTTCGCCGTGTGCTTCCTGGTTCTGATGTTCCTGCCAGTCGAAACGCGGATGGAGTTCCTTCGTAAACTGAGGGGCCTTACCAAACCCGGGGGTGCCTTGGTTGTCGTCGACAAGGTGCAGATGCCAGCTGGGTATGTTGGAACCGCCTTCAGTCGATTGACCATGCAACAGAAATTGGCCGTGGGGGCGAAGCCTGAGGAGATCCTGCGTAAGGAACTTTCCTTGGCCGGATACCAACGCCCACTGGATCCGCAAACACTCCCAGAAGGAGCTTTACCGTTCTTCCAGGTCGGCGAGTTTGTCGGGTGGATCCTGCCTGCCGCCGAACGATAAGTCATGGCTGATGCTGGCGCCATCTCAACCACACAACTGGCCAAGCTCTCCGGGCTGAGTGATCGCCGTTTGCGGGAACTTGCCAGCGAGGGATGGTTTCCCAAATCCTCTGATGGGCAATATCAGTTGGTGTCCACGATTCAGGGATTACTTCGCTATTATCGGGAACGGGAACAATCCCGGATCATTCTTGATTCCTACGACAGCATGGGATCGTGTGCTGCTGCTACGGGCATTCCGATCACGACCATCAAGCAGGCCAAGCGTCAGGGGTGTTCAGGCTTTCGTGGGAGTCGTGTTTACTTGGCCCCATTGCTTCGGTGGTTGTTCGAGGACTCGGACGGCTCACAGGTCAATTACGACCACGAACGGGCGCAGCATGTCGTCTTGCAGAACGCCAAGCTGAAAGTCGAATTACGACAGCTCAAGAAGGAGTTGTTGCCTGTCGATGAGGTCAAGCACTTGGGGGCTGAGCTGGGTGCGGCGATACGGAAGGTGATTTCGAGGCTTCATCGTTCGGCTCCATCGTTGGAGGGACAAGACATAGCCGTGATCGAATCACGGCTCAAGGAGGAGGAGGACGAGATTTTAAAGCAGCTTCATACCTTGAATGAGCGGTTCAAGTCTTGGGATAAATCAGATTGATTCGACAATGGACTCTTTGCCGCTGAGCACGTTAAGAGGTCCATCGTATGAAAGCGAACAAAGTGCCGGAAACGATCCGGACGATCATCGGGCAAGCAGGCGGTATGGGGCTGCAAGGTCCGTTTACCTATATTGGCGCACACGACTTCGGTTACAAATGCGCAGAACCTGAGGGCGAGTATCGATCTGGTTACACGTCGAAACTTGTCTCGAAAGGTGGTCCTGGGAACGTGGATTTCGAAGTCGGGTTGCGTTTCAAAGTCAACGGCAAGCCCGGCAAAAATTGGGTGATGATCATCGCCTACGAACCGGATGACACTTACTCAGTCTGGTTGATCGAGGGGCACGCAGAGCGGAAGCCCGGTAGCATGGTCCTTGCCTGCCACCGAGATGTTTATTGCGATATGTTGCGGGAGATCATCGAGCAGACTTACGACCAGGCCATCCGGGATCATAACCAGGGATTCATCCCGCTTTAACGCTTTCCTTCCTTTCGAGGCGTAGCGTTTGCCCATTCCTGTATGCGAACGCCACGCCATCCACTCATTGAAGGATTTTGTTCTGCCTGCCGCCCTGCCGATAGGCGGCCACCATGGCAATGGTGCGAGCAGCATGTTCAGGTCGATGAGACTTCCCCTTTACCTGGCCGTTGGCGGTCGGATGCCTCCCCTTGGGTGCGTGCCGTCATGGAAGATTTCGCCGACAACGCCATCCGGGACATTGCCGTTCAATGCGCCGCTCAGAGTGCCAAGACTCAGACGGTGATGAACTGCGCCTGCTGGGCTATCGCCGAGGATCCCGGCCCTGCCATGTGGGTGACTGCCACCAAGGATGAGTTACGGGATTTTATGCGGGACCGGCTCACCCCAACCTTCGAATCCTGCCGCCCGGTCAAGGATCGCATGGCAGAACCGACCTTGTCCGGCTTTGCGTTTGATGGAATGCCGTTCTACGCGGGGTGGTCGGGGTCAAAGGCCCGACTTCAATCCAAGCCTATTCGGTGGCTCTTTTGTGATGAGGTTCGCAACTACCCTCCGGGGCGTCTGGAGATGGTTCTCAAACGAACCCGATCCTTCTGGAACTCGCGCCGGTTCCTGATTTCCACGCCCGGGACCAAGGGGGACGCGATGGACACCGCCTACCGGGCCGGGGATCAGCGCATCTGGCATTTCGAGTGCCCGAAGTGTCACCAGTTGCAGCCGCTCAAGTTCGAACAGCTTAAATGGGATTCCAACGACACGACCAAGCCTGAGGGGAAATGGCGCTTTGATCTGCTTGCCGAGACAATCCGATTCGAGTGCGTTTCCTGCTCGCACAAGATCAAGGACACGCCCATTGATCGACGCTGGATCGAGAACCACGGAGAGTTCGTTCCCCAGAATCCCAACGCCCCACGATCCAAGGTCAGTTACACATGGAACGCGCTCCTTCCGCATTGGATTGAGTGGCGATCTATTGTTGAGGAGTTCCTGGCTGCAGTGGACGCCATGCGTCTGGAGGGTGACATCGAGCCCATGTATACCTTCGTCACTGAGACCTTGGGCGAACCTTGGGATTTGGATCGTTGGTTGATCACGAGTGATGACTACATCCAGCAGCGCAAAGGGGATTACGATTTTGGAGATCCTTGGTCGATTGAGAAGACAAGGTTCATTGCAGCGGACCGCCAAGCCCGAGGTGGTGAGCATTACTTTTGGGTTGCCCGTGCCTTTGGGGCCGGGGGTGCCAGTCGCCTGATCGGATATGGCCGCTGCAACACGACAACCGAACTCGAAGAAATTCGAAAGCAATTAAACGTCCCGGTTGTCAACGCCATGATTGATTCCGGCTTCAAGGCCTCAGAGGTTTATCGATTCTGCCAGGCCACTGGTTGGAAGGCGATGAAGGGTGATGACGCCGAGTGGTTCCTTACCCAAGACCCACGGGCCAAGAAAACGGTTCGCCGTGTCTGGCGGCGGGTGTTGGTTGATCCAACTCTTGGGACCAAGAAATCACGAGTCCGTCGACATCTCCCACTTTTTCAATGGTCCAATCCTAGTATTAAGGATCACTTGGCGTTATTCACTCATGGTGTAGTTGGGCAATGGTCGATTCCCCGAACGACGGGGCGGGATTACGTTGATCAGATGACCGCCGAGGTCCGTGAGGAGAAAGAGGATTCACGGGGCCGGGTCAAGGTGATTTGGGTTCAGAAACGGCGGGATAACCACTATCTGGATTGCGAGTTGATGATTGATGCGGCTGCTGTAATATGCTCTTTGCAGAAGTGATTGATCAAGGATTAGGAAATCAGGTGGCAGCAAAAGAAAGGAATTCATATACTTAAGCAGTGGTGTGCAAATGCGAGATAAATTGTGATAAATTGTTAAAAAAAATAATAAATTTGTAAAAAATATAAATGCACATCGATTAATGCTTCATTAGCATTTCAAGATCCACTTATATAGAATCCGAACCTTCACTTGGAGCACCAACATGAATCCATTGAAATTTCTTTTCGTCGTGGCATCCGTCTTGGGACTTGGGGCGCTTTTTTCTGATTGGACAGTCAATAAATGCTCGCATTGTGGTGCTCAATTGGTGCGACGGTATTACGGTCTCAGCCCTTTTCTTAGAATTTCACCTGCTTTGGTCTCTGCATTACTCGGATGGTTGAACTTAGACGTCCTAGCAAGAGAAGATTTCGGTGCCTTCACATCACTGGTTACGTTTCTTTTGAGTGTTTCTGCTTTAGTTTTTGTCGTCACGACGCGCCGTAGTTACATCCCCAAGAATTTCCGTACTTGCACGCAATGCGGAAGAAAACCTGGGTTTGGTTTACGGCAATTTTTTTAACTCGATAAATCCTTACGGCCTTTCGCGGGTTCTGGAATCTCGGTGGCCATCGAGCTTAATTCGGAGGAGATAATTTCTTGATAAATTTGTGTAAATTTGTATTGGTGGATGAAATAATGCTCATTTAAATGTAAATATCATCGCTTATCTCACTTTGCTTGTTGTTAAGCGTATATTCATGATACACACTTTCTATACATATCTTGCTTATTCCGCGAATCGAGTCGCGCCTTAGTCTGGTTCACTCAGCGACTCGTTCTTGTTAGAAAAAAGGGGAGGTGACTTCAAAAACAGGAGTCGCCTCCTCTTTGTTTGCTCAATCAGCAAATTCTTTAGTTTTGCTTTGATGACGTAATGCAAACTTTTCGGAATTGCCGCACGAAATTGAATGCATTTCAATGAATAAGATGGGTTCCGAATTAAAATCCCTCATCGATAAGTAAAAAATGAATCCACCCATTGCATTTTGTTTGCGCAGGCTGACGGCCACAATACTTTATCCCTGTTCATACCATTCAGGCTCGGCTATGAACAGCCCCGTTGAGGGAATGTTGGTTACCCTTCCCAACGGGACTCCTCCCTCGAGGGCAGCCTTACACTCCTGGGGCTGTCCTCTTCTCAATATATCATCTCGATGACTCAAGATTTCAACGGTAAAAGAGGGGTTTCGACATGGACCATTTGCGGACAATACATTTCTTCTTAGGTTAGGAATCACTACTTAAAAGCAACTTTTCGATACTGAAGCGTAACGTCCCCCCAAGGACGTGACAGCACGCCCAAGACTTGAAGTCCGGATGTTGGTTCGGGCGCTTAAACTACAGCTGACCGGCGGGGAAACCCTTGTCGGCGCCCTCAACGCATTAGTGACCTCCAAATGGTCTTCCAGTGTGGTCAACGGTCAAACCGTTCTATCCACCAGTGAGGCAGGTGGCACGGTGACGTTTACCTTTGACCGGAGCTTTACCCCCACAGACCTCGTCACCATGGCCGAGGAGGCGCTTGAGTGGATTAACACTCTTGTCGATCCCGAAAACCCACCTCTGGACATTCCTCGTTACAACCGACTCCACCCAACATTCCATAAGGCCGTCTTGTGATTCCATTCTTTCGAAAACTGATTTCCGGCAGTGAAGTAAACCCTTTCAAGGCCTCTACCATCATACAACCAAAACCCAAATCCATGGGCCATACCGCACC